ACCAATTATCGCAAACGTAACTGGTGGACTACAAGATCAAATGGGTTTTGGTTATGATGAAGATAACTATATCACATTTGGTACATTGCACAACAGGAGAATTCACGGTTCAACTAAACATGGTGAATGGGTAATCCCTGTGTGGCCATCGGCAATTAATGTTAATGGTTCAGTACCAACACCATATATTTTTGACGATAGAGTTAATAATGAAGAAGTGGCATCTGCAATAGGTAAAGTTTATTCTTTTACCAAAAAGAAAAGAAAACAGATTGGTATGAAGGGAAGAGATTTTATGATTAAAAATCTATCAAATAAAATTATGTCAGAGAAAATGATTGAGGGTATTGAGGATACACTTAAGAATTGGAAACCAAAAAGAAAATTTGAATTATATAAAATCGTATGAGTAAACCAACATTATTATTCAGAGGGCCGGTAAAAACTAGAAGTGGGTACGGTTCTCATTCAAGAGATTTATTAGAATCTTTATATCAAATGAATCTATTTGATATAAAAATAGATAGTTGTGGTTGGGGTTCTACACCACTAACCGCTTTAGAGAAAGACAATTTATTTCACAATTGGATTGAATCAAATATTGTATCAACATTAAATTCAACTCCCGATTTTTATGTTCAAGTTACAGTTCCAAACGAATTTCAAAGAGTCGGTAAATTTAATATAGGAGTAACTGCTGGTATTGAAACCACTGTTGCACCAAAAAATTGGATTGATGGTTGTAACAGAATGGATTTAATTATTACCACATCAGAATTTTCTGCGAGTGTTTTAATGTCAACAGTTTATAATGAGAATGAAAACAACACAGGAAAACTTGTTGCACAACATAGAATTACGAAACCTATTTCAGTTTTATTTGAAGGTGTTGATGAGAATATTTTCAACAACAAATACTCTGGTATTGATTTAGACATTAAAGAAGACTTCGCGTTCTTATTTGTGGGACATTGGTTAAAGGGAGATTTAGGTCAGGATAGAAAAGATGTGGGTATGTTAATTAAATGTTTTAGTGAAGCATTTTCGAAACACGAAACCAAACCGGCTTTAGTTTTAAAAACATCTTCTGCAACATTTTCTATAAAACAAAGAGAAGAGTTTAGAAAGAAGATTACAAACCTAACAAGTGGTATTGAAAATCCACCACCAATTTATCTTTTGTTTGGTGAGTTATCCAATTCAGAAATGAATGAATTATATAATCACCCAAACATAAAGGCAATGGTTTCTTTAACAAAGGGTGAAGGATTCGGTAGACCTCTTTTAGAATTCACGATGACAGGTAAACCGGTCATTGCATCCAATTGGTCCGGTCATAAAGATTTCTTACCTATGGATAAAGCAATCATGATTGGTGGTAAATTAAATGATGTTCATCAAAGTGCGGTAGATGATTTCATATTAACCGGATCAAAATGGTTTACCGCGAATTATAATGAATTTGTTGAGGTATTGAAATTGGTTCATGGTGATTATGATAAATTTTTAAAGAGGTCAGAAATACTTCGAAGTGAAAATTCGGAAAGATTTACATTATCAAAAATGAAAGATAAATTTGAAGAAATCGTAAAGGTGTATCTAAGTGAAAAACCGAAAGAACATAAGTTGGTTTTACCGAAATTGAATAAGATTAAGTGATGAGTTTCAAGTTATTAAGAGGAGAAGAAAATAGATTAACATTACAACCCACTAATTTTTTAAGATTTAGACAACCTTCATTTGAGGATATTAATAATGTGGAATTTTGTTATCAATTTGATGATGAGGAACCGATGGTTTTTGGTAATGGTCCAAATGATTTACACATTCATGTTTCACCAACACCAAATGGTAATATTGTTTTTAATAATAACGGAAAGACCTTTAAAATATTTGCAAGAGAAAGACAATGAAAATAAGTTTTGCAATTACAGTTTGTAATGAATTAGAAGAAATAAAAAGATTGTTACCATTTTTATTGGAGAACAAAAGGATTGAGGATGAGATTGTTATTTTATTCGATGATAAGAATGGAGACTCAAGGATATTGGAATTTCTTTTAGGGTATAATAATTTACCTAATGTTCAAACATGGAGAGGTCAAGATTTTGAAAACAATTTTGCAGAATGGAAGAACAAATTAAATTCATATTGTTCTGGTGATTATATTTTTCAATTAGATGCTGATGAATTAATCAGTGAACATTTAATTAAAAATGTGTGTGAAATAATTCAAGTTAATCAGGAGGTTGATTTATTCTTTGTCCCAAGAATTAATACAGTTAAAGGTATAACTGATGAACACATTAAAAAATGGAGATGGAACTTAGATAGTAACGGAAGAATTAATTATCCGGACTATCAAGGTAGAATTTATAAATCCCATTTAAAATGGGACGGTAAAGTACACGAGAGAATTGTTGGTGCAAAATATTATTCACTATTACCAACAGAGGAAGAATATTCTCTTACACATCATAAAACAATCGAGAGGCAAGAGAAACAAAACGATTATTACAATAAAATATAACATATGAAAAGTCTAAATGAAATTTACGAGAAATACCAATCACCTGAAGGGCACGGAGACAAAGGAACAGCACACACATATATTGATGAATATAAAAGATTACTAGAACCTTATAGAAAAAACTCATTAGTATTAGAAATAGGTTTATTCATGGGTGAATCATTAAGAATGTGGGAAGAATATTTTATTGATTCTGAGGTTATTGGTATGGATATACGAGATTATCATTTAGTTAGTATGATAAAAGAAGGTACACATAACATTATAATAGGTGATGCAACAAAACCTGAAATTTTGGATTATGTACCAAATAAATTATTCGATGTTATTATAGATGATGGTAGTCATATGTTAGAGGATCAAATCCAAACATTTAATATTTTTAAAAGTCGAATGAAACAAAATGGAATCTTCATTATTGAAGATGTTTGTAATATTGATAGTGTGAGAAATGTTTTTTCATCTTTACATGATAACATAGAAATTATCGATAATAGACATATAAAAAATAGACACGATGATGTCTTAGTGGTATATAAATTTTAAATTATGAAGGTATTAATTACAGGAGTCGCTGGACTATTGGGTTCAAGATTGGCAGATTATATTATTGAAAATCATCCTGACGTACACGTAGTAGGTATGGATGATTTAAGTGGTGGTTATAAAGAAAACGTACACCCAAGTGTTGAATTTTGGCAAATGAATTTGGTGACACATCCAATTGAGAATTGTTTTGAAGTTCATAAGTTTGATTATGTTTATCATTTTGCTGCTTATGCGGCTGAAGGTTTATCACCATTTATTAGACAATACAATTATGAAAATAATTTAGTTGCAACTGCAAGAATTATTAATCAATGTATTAAAAATGATGTGAAACGTTTAATATTCACATCAACTATGGCTGTTTATGGGCATGGTAATGGTGATATTTTTGATGAATCACAGGTACCTTGTCCGGTAGATCCATATGGTATTGCAAAATATGCGTGTGAAATGGACATTAAGGTTGCCGGTGAACAACATGGATTAGATTGGTGTATCATTCGTCCACACAACGTATATGGAATTAAACAGAACATATGGGACAAGTATAGAAATGTGTTAGGTATTTGGATGTATCAGTATATGAATAATGAACCTATGACAATCTTTGGTGACGGTGAACAAAAAAGAGCTTTCAGTTTTATTGATGATTGTTTAGAACCAATGTGGAAAGCATCACAACAAGAAAATTGTTCAAAAGAAATTATAAATTTAGGTGGTACCAAACATTACACGATTAATGAAGCGAATAATATTTTAAAAGAGGTAATCAAGGATGGTGAAACTGTTTATAAAGAACAAAGACACGAAGTGAAAGTCGCAGTTCCAACTTGGCAAAAATCTGTCGAGTTATTAGACTACAAAGATAAAACATCGTTATATGATGGTTTATCTCAAATGTGGGAATGGGCACAAAAACAACCTAACAGAGAAAGATTCATGTGGGATAAGTACGAATTAGATAAAGGAATTTATAGTTTTTGGAAAAAATAGAAAAAATGAAAAAAATAGAATTTATAATCCCAACTTATAATAGACCCGATAAATTAATGATTGTATTGATGTCAATAAAAGTACAGACAGTTGATAAATGGAAAGTACATGTTGTCGCAGATGCACCATATGAAGGATACGAAGAAGTAAAATCATATTTTAAAAATGACAATAGATTTAGATTTTCGGAATTGAATGGTCCACACAAAGATTGGGGTCACACTGCGAGAAACTATGGTTTAGAAAATTTAGAAGAAGAATGGGTTGTAATGTCTGGTGATGACAATTATTATGTCCCTGTTTTTGTTGAGACATTTTTAGACTCAATAAAATTCAGAAACGATGTTAATTTTGTTCATTGTAATTTGGTACATAACTGGATTAATAATGATTATATAGCATTAATGTCCGTACCAAAACTTAATAATATTGACATTGGTAACTTTATGTCAAAATCAGAATACGCTAAACAATTAAGACTAGATGTAACTAAAGCAAATGCTGATGGGTTATTTGTTGAGGAATACATTAATAAGTTTAAAGGAAACATAATACACATAGAAAAAGTTTTATATGTCCATAACTAACATAACATTCGTATTAGCGGTTTTTAATAAATTAGAACTTACGAAAAACTGTTATAAAAGAATTAGAGATATATATCCAGATACTCCATTAGTTATTAGTAGTGGAGGTTCAACCGATGGTACGAAAGAATGGTTAGAAGAAACATCTGACACTGATGAGTATCTAACAATATTTCACGATGATGATAGATTAACATTTTCGGATAACTACAATACCGCAATAAAATTAGTTGATACCGAGAAACTTGTATTGATACACAATGATATGATAATCGGTGAAGGGTTTTTAGAATCTATAAATAGATTTTTGGAACCTGACATGGTTTTATCTTATACCACAATAGAACCCCCTATTTTCAAGGGTCATCAAAGACCGGGTAAAGTTATTTTAGATTTTGGTTCAGGGTTTGAAAACTTCGATTATTTTTTATTCAACAACTATGTTGATAGATGGAAAGATAGTGATGAGATATATGATGGTGCTGTGTTCTTCATGAGTGGTTACAAAAAAATGTTTGAAGGTGTTGGTGGGTTCGATGGTTTTACTTTTGTTCCCGCCTTTTGTGAAGATGATGATTTTCTTATTCGTGCGAAACTAAAAGGTTACAAATTAAAAACAATTAGTTCCGCAATAGTTTATCATTTTGTTTCGCAGACATCAAGGTTTAGTGATGAATATAAAAATGAGAGAGTAAAGATTGAAGTTTCTTCTGGTAGAAATTTTGTTAGAAAATGGGGTATACCAATTACAGCATTTAATGAACTAAGATATTGGGAAGATTCCTCGTTTAAATATAAAACATTTACAATGGGACTAACCACAAGAAATAGAAATCATTTATATCAAATAGAACCTTTTTTCGATAAGATTAATTTGGGTGAGGTACCTGAAGATTACATTAAAAACGAACAAAAAAATACAAGGTATGATCTTAAAACAAAATTTGTTTTAACTGACACAGTCGATGTTATGGTTTATGAAAAGGAACAATTCAATCAAGACGATATACGCCAATTATATAAACTAAGACTATCAATACCATATTATGAACCTGGTGAATATGAATTAGGAAATATGGTAATAGAAATAAAAAAGGAGGTATAAACCTCCTTTTTTTTATTCTTATACTTCTTTTTTAATTAGTCTAAATAAAACACGGTATTTGTCTTTTGATTTACCGGCCTCTTTTAAATCTTCTTTTGTTATTTCAGGATATTCTATTTCGATTTCCGTATTAAGTAATTCACCATATTCCTTATCGAAATCAACGTATTTTGGATTTATAGGTCTACTTACAACATTACCTTCATCATCTTTTTGCTCAAGATACATTTTGACCATAATGCCACCCTTTTCATCCTCTTCACCGTGCTTTTTGATTAAATCATCTCTCAAACCCTCTACCTTTTTTCTTTCTTTAGATAGAACCTCGCTAAGTTCGGTTAGTTCGTATTTTAAAATGATTGAAAGGTTTTGATTTAAGAAACCCTCATAAATTCTTTCACCGGTTTCAGGTGCAACAAACCCATTAATTTCGCTTTCTAATTGAAGCACATCGCCTAATTTAAATTTACTTTTTTCCATAATTTAATTCTTACTTTATAATATATATTTTATTTTTAAAAATGTAAACACTTTATAAAATAGTCATTATTGCAAATGTTATCATAATTGAAATCCAAACAATTAACGCCTTTAAATAAGTCATAAATCCCGTATGGAAGTATTTTTGACCGATTGGGAGACATTTGTGAGATGGTGATATCAAATACGCAGAATATTCTAATGTAAAGAATAAAACAAAGTATTGCATACCAAATACCGAGGTTAATAGACTTACGATACTTGCATATTTTGCGGAGGATCCTAACAAAAAAGACGCTAAAAATCCAAGAACCGCAACGATTAAAATACTTTCAGGGTTTTTATATTGTTTAAGATGTTCTTCCATTTGTGGATAATAACTCCCAATCAAATTACCAAGAATAATAATAACCGCAACAATCCAAATTAATTCCCAATTGATATAACTCAATAGATTCTTCCATAATTTGGAATAACCAATTAAATAGAATGTGAACGTTGTAAAGGCTGCGAAATAATGACTAGTAAAACAACTAACCAAAATCGTTACTAAAAATGGTATAACAACAAGAAAAATGTTTTTCCAATTGATTGGTTCATCTTTAACTTCAATATCAATTTCATCATCTTCTAATGATAAAATATAATAGGTTATATAAAGTCCTGTTATTAATAATAGGGGCCAAATATATAACATGAATTTAGAATAGGTCAAACCTAATACCGCCATTGGAATAATAACTGTCTTTTCTAATGGTGACCATAGATAATAATGGTGAGTTGCTAAGTAATCAATAATACCAAACTTCTTACGTTTCTTATTATCCACCGGTGCAATACTATTCAACATGGAAGCGGATAGCGCAACACGACCCGGTATTGGTAGGATTCCTCCAAATAATGACACGAGGAACACCACCATTTTTTTAGACTTAACTTTTTGTTCAAGTAATCTAAAGATGTCCATAAGGTATCCTCTTTCTTTGAGGATACCTGTTACGAACATAATGAATATAAGATAGACAAGAAACTCTTGTCCTTTAATTAAAATCTCCATCCGAATATGATTAATGTTCTAGATTGTTTAGCGTCTTGATTAAGACCTGGCATGTGTTCAATGTTTAAATAACCTTTGTTACTGAAACGATATTGTAGGAGTGGTCCAAGATACCATTCTTGTGAACCACCATCAAAATCATTATATCTAAACATATGTGACACACCTAAAGATAAATCATTATTAATGATGTTGGCATATGATGCAGTATATGCGTATTCAGGTTCTCTTTCTTCTTTTGTTCTAGCTAAGTTACCCTCATAAATTGCATTGAATCCCCACACACCTCTTTCACCAATTCTATCACCAAGTAAAAGTTTAGGTTCAATACCCCAACGACCATCTAACATTTTCATTTCATAGTAAAGAGTTGGGTTACCCCATATTTTACCCCAGTCTGCTAAAGCATATCTAAGTTCCCATGAAAACCCCCTCCATCTAAATGTTTTATCTCCATTCTCACCATCATAAACAGTATGTGAATAAAGATCTAATTGAAGTCTTTTACCTAAACCGAATGTGAATTCATCTCTCATTCTGATTTGTGCCGGTCCATTTCTACGTTGTCTAATGTCAAACCATTTCTCATACATCGCAGTACCTGGTGGGTTCATCACATAGACTCTTGTGGATGGAAACATTCTGATGGTAGTCCAAAGTGGTTGACCGTATGGTCCGACTTTGGTCATCAATGGAACTTTTTTTGCTGTTACAATAATCTCTTGTAACTCATTTTTAGTTGTGTCCTGAGATTTAAGGGTTTGCTCAGATCCCTGTTTGATTGCACTGTTACTGTATTGACCAAATGACAATGTAGTAACAAACAAAGATGCTAACATTAGCGATAGCATTTTCATTCTTCTCTTCATCTTTTTTTTGTTTTTAAAGAAAGTTTATTATTACTCCAATATAAACAAAAAACACCAAAAATAAAAGTTATTTACCAATTAAAAATATACCAAGACCATTCCAAAAATCTTGTGAATCTTCACCTGATGTGAATAGTTCTTTTGAATGAAGAACATGTAAATGATTGTTATCTAAAAATTTTTCTAATGCACCACTATCCCAATTCCAATCATCCATAATTAAAATGGTTTCATCTGAAAATATTGGTAACATATTTGTAAGTGCAATATATTGATCATGAAATTTTGTTTCACCATCATAGAATATAATGTCATAATTTGTTAGTGATTGAAAATCAAATGATTGGTAATCTGTTTTATATACTGATATTTTATTTATGTCACCATATTTTTTAACATTAGATATAAATTCTTCTTGTGGTGTTATATCTATATTGTGTTTATAATAGTTACCTAATTTTTGACTGATTCCTCTCGGCATTAGATTAGGTGACATAAAGTTATCTATACCGGTGGCGAAGATATCATTACCATAAATTGCGGAACAAAATGTCGCACCTCTGAATACTCCAACCTCAAGATATTTTGCACCATCAATATTACAAATGTTATTAAGGAGACACCTTACTTTATTACTTGTAATTCCATGTATATCTAAAATGTCTTGGGTTAATTTAGACACCTCGAGTTTACCCCATTCAATGGAATCATCAATGTGTTTAATTAAGTCCATATGATTTCTTCTTATGATTTGCTACAATGTCACAATAGTTACAATCCCAACATTGGAATTTGCATTTCTTTATTTTATTTCTCCACCCTTTAAGTTCTTCGTGAGGTATACCATCCAAATAAATTTCTGATGTCTTTGATAATACTTCTTTACCATTAACATATGAATCAACAATTTCCATAGTTTCATCTAATCGATTAAAACTATCTCTACCATGCATTTTGAAAACATCAATGTATTCTAAGAACTCGTCAAACTCTTCTTTGAATGGGGGGATAGTACCGGTTTTAAAGAAGAATGCATTAATATCCTTCTCCCATTTATGTTCACAAGTTACTTTAGATATCTCATGATGAAAATATGGTAACTCGTTATTTGTTCTTAAGTTGTTGTATGAGTAATGTTCATCCATAACCGGACATCTACCCAAACAACCTTCATTAACTAACAATGATAGTTTAACATATCTACCTTTCTCTTCGTAATATTTTAATTGAGCACGTTTAATGTTTTTTAACTCCTCAACATCTCTCATTAAAATTCTATCGAGATTAATATAGTCAAATCCCTGATCCGCATTATACCAAAAGTCTTGTCCTGTTGCAACTTTTCTTAAGATTGTATTTTTAATTTCCATTTCAGGAAAATGTTTCTTAAGACCCATAGCAACCCAATGTCCATGAGGTATGGTCATGCATCTCAAACCTTTCTCATATAATGGTTTAAGATTTTCAATAAACAATTGGTAGTTATTAAAATTAGGCGAAACGTTAATGTTATTAAATGTTGCACTAACTTTAATACCTAACACATCTTGTATTTGAAGTGCATTCTCTATTACAAC